TCAAAACTCGAGCGCTGAAGCCGCCTTTCGGAGGTGGTTCGGGGAGTACCGAGCGTACACTTTGAACGTGATGCTTGGGTCCGTGTGGCCGAGATACTGCGCGACCTCGTCGATCGACACGCCGTCCTCGACCATCCAGACCGCAGCGCTATGCCGAAGATCGTGCGGCACGACTCCATCAAGCCCGGCACGGCGCGCGGCGCCTGCAAATCCCTTCTTGATGTCCAGGACTGGTTCGCCCGCGTACTCTACGACGTAGGGCGTCTGCGCTGCCTCCCGCGCCTTCTCAAGCTCCTCCCGCGCGCGCGCCGTCATCGGCACGACCGCCCTGCCCTTGCGGTTTTTCTCGCCCACGACGCCGAGCCGGATCATGCCCCGTTCGAAATCGACGCGATCCCATGTCAATTGCAGGATTGCCGACTTTCTGCCGGCCGTGGTGAGAGCCAGGACGCAGAAGAGCCGGACGTGATCCTGTTTGCAGGCCGCCAGCAGCTTTCGGTACTCGTCCTTGGTGAGATGGCGGTCGCGCGGCGGCGGCGCGCTCGGCGCCTCAAACATCGCGCCGGAAACCTTCCGCCAGTTCAACGCTTGCCGGATGATGTTGATCTCCTTCAGGATGGTCGCGTCCTTGCGCCCGGCCAGGCGGCGCGCCTCCGTGTACTCGCGGCAAATCTCTCGCGTGATCTGGTCGGGGCGCAGGTGGGCGAAGGTGTCTTTCGCCTGTTTCCAACCGAATTCAAGCCGGCCGACGTCGGCGATCCGGCCCGTCTTCTCTTCCAGGTACGCTTCGACGATGTCGCCGACCAAAGAACCGGCCGGCGCCGCCATGTCGCGCTTGAAGTCGATCAGCCGACGTTCGGCCTCTGCACTATCTTTGGTGCGGAGGGACCGCCGCTGGGTGGCTCCGGTGTCGTCTGACCAGACGGCGTACCATGATCCCCTGAAGACCTTGGCGCGGATTTCCGGCATTCTATGTCCCTCACGGTGTCGAGGTGGATTCGGATCAAACGTCCGACCCGGAACGCAGGCAGCTCTTCGCGAGCGACAAGGTCCCGGATGTGCTGGGCAGAGCACTCCCATCTAGCCGCGAGCGTTTCCGGCGTAAAGGACCGACCGGGGCCAAGCCTGTTGTCGTTGGTCGGCTTCATGGCAGGAGCCCCGCTGATCTCAAGCCGGCCTCGGCTTCCCGCGCGCGGTGCTTCCAGATTTCCATCTCGGCGGCGAGTGACCGTTCCCGCCGCTCCGCCATCTCCGCGCGCACCGTCTCCTGATCGATACGGGCTTGCAATCTGACGATATGATTCCGTGTATCGCGCTTGTACTCTTCGAAGTTGCGGCTCACTCCGCCCTCCCGAAAACGTCCGGCCGGCTGGCCTTGGCGAGGTCGATCAGCCGCTCGAACTCGCGCGGCCCCACCTCATCCCGGATGATATTCAGGATGACATTGGCCCGGACCTCGGATGATGATTTCGGCGGGCGCGGTGGGACCAGGGTGCCGGCATGCGTGTGGATCGCGGATATGATCCGCTTCTTCCACCGCAGCGCGCTTGCCGCCTTGGTGCGCCAGCCGGGACGACGGTCCATCGCCGGCCGCGCCTCATCGGTGGCGATCTGCCCGAGTATCTTGTCGCGCTCGCGCTCAAGCCCCCATATGGCGACCGTACATTCCTCCTTGGTCTTCAGGTCGCCTACTGTAACACCGGGTTTGATCTCATATGCGAGCGGATCGGCGCTGTAGAAGGCAGGCTTGGTGATCATGCCATCGCCCTCCGCCGCCGCTTCTTCCACTTCGGGCCAGTCGTGACCGGGTGCCGCAGGGCGTTCCAGAAGCTGGTCTTCGGTGACCACTCGATACCCTCGCCGAGATAGACCCGGCGGGGGAAATGCATGGCGCGCAGGGCGACGGCCTGGCTGTAGATCGCGAGGAAGGTGTCTAGCGGCATCAGGCGTCACCGCCGTTGCTGTTGTGGACTTCCATCCACTTCGCCTTAAGCGCCAGAGCTAGCTTGTTGGTGTGGTAGATCGCGAACGACAGAGACGCCATCTCGTCTTCGGAGATGACGAAGGCGCCGATAACGCGATTGGGTGCGCCTTGAGCGTCTTCGACGAGCGTCGTCGCGATCTCCGACATGTTGACCGCGTCATGCAGGTCGCCTTCCAGGTCCATGTAGCTGAGTTTCTTCGGGCTCATGCGTCACCGCCCTTCTCAGGACGACGCGGTGCCGCCCACTCTAACGCTTCAAGCAGATCGGCCGCGACACTTTCCGCAAGCTCTAGCGTGGTGCCGAGGCTGCTCACTATGTTCTCGCGATAGGGCCCGTCGCCAACGTCGTTGAGGGACGATGCCGCCCGCTCGCACACGGCGAGCAAAGCGCGGAGTTGGTACCCTCGGCTAACGATGACTGGACCGCCGAGATAATCCGTGGCTTCGAAGGGATTAGTGGTCATTCGCCCCTCCTCTTGATGCCGGCTTCCACGCGCTTGCAAAGAGCGTCGACCATGTCCCTGGCGATCCAGGTCAGAGCGTCGACCTGATGCTGTTCCTGATTGCCATCGTGGTGCATCTCCTGCTGATTCCAGACGACGACATCCAGTAGGTGGCGCAGGTGGTTGATGTCCGATTCCAGGTCGTCCATCGTGTACGGCGGTTGGCTCATTTGAACCCCCGCGTCACGATGTTGCCGGCGAGCGCGTTGACCTTATCGAAGAACTCTTCGCGCCAATCGCTATCGTTCTCGTCGGTCTCGGCAATTATCTGCATCGCCATTTCCCGCGCCGTGAGTGGGTGAAGCTCAAGAAGCTGATCCCTGACGGCCGCGTACTTTTCGTAGAGGGCGTCGCACTCCTGTTGCGTGAGACCTTCGTAACTCATGTCGCGCCAGCCTTTCCATTGGCGGAACAATATCTCGATCCCGGATTCAAGCCCGACTGGCTTCTCGGCGCGATCGAAATCCACGAAACACAGCCTCCCTTCATCCACGTCATAACCGAACCACGCCCCCAAGATGCTGGGATCGATGACCTTCGCCGCATCCTTGAACTTGGTGGCAAGCTCTACGAGCTGGTCCTTCACCGTCGCGGCTCCGGTCCTTTCGACCGACGACACGATTGCGTTCGTCTCGGCAAGGCCGGTGATCTTGGGGGCGCTCATAGAGACACCCCCGCATTCACCAGCGCCAGAAGGTGTTCTTGCTGGAACTCGCCGAACCGGATAAACTTCTCCAGGTAGGCTGCCTTCGCGGCGGCATCGGCACGACCGGCAGGATGGAAGGCGCATACCGCGATCATTGCCGCTTCTTCGGCCGCATTGGTCCGATCGTAGAGACGTTTCGCGGCCTTTGTAGGCTTCTGGCCACTGGGCAAGTCGACGCCAGCGATAGCCGCCTCGAATGCCGAGCGTGCCTGCTTGTGCCTGTCAATCACGTCCTGGCACGGCAAGGTGACGTTGTGCCGAGCATATTCGCGCGAACCGATGTCTCCGAACATCACCGTGTATTCGCTGCTGCCGGCCGGGTAGATCTCGGCGTAGCATTTGCCACTCGGCCCTGCGGCGGTGTTTTCAGCCAAGACTTCCGAAAGCTGCTTGGCCAGGGTGCGGGCGCGGTCCCATGGATGGGCAGGCTCGGCAGCGGAGGCCGCAACTGCCGGCAGCGCAACGGCAGGGATCGATGCCAAGCTCGCAAGAGCGGCGCGACGGGAAACTTTAGGCATGCCTTCGGCGTCTGCCGAAAAGGTCTTCGACATTGGAATTCTCCAGGGGATGGGTGGAGCGCGGGCCAGCCGCGCTATGGTTGGCGGCTACGAGGCGTGCATCAGCCCGCGGACGACTTCGATGACCGTCGACGCCCAAAGAAGCTGAAGCGCGGTGCCGGTCTCGTTGGAGCGCTCAATCATGACCATCTGGCCACCGATCTCCTTCCCCGTCTCCGTCGGCTCGTACTTGATCCGCCCCTTCTTGGTCCTGATCGCGATCTGATAGCCAGCGGCGGTTAGCGCCTTGTTGATCCGCTGCGCTGAAATCCCGCCGAGCGCCGCGCCGATGTCGCCAGCGGTGAGCAAGGCGTGGTCGGTCTCGGCCTCGACGCGCTGGATGCCGGCCGCCGCCAGCACATCGATGCCGGTGACCTTGGCTGTAGCGCGATTGGCCGCGAACACAGCCTCTTTGCCGGTCAGGCCAAGGCGCCCCACAAGCTTCTCCATGTAGGTCATGTAAAGGCGGTGTTCGCGCGGACTCGGCGCGGCGGGTGCGGTGAGCGTTCCCCGGCGCCAGGCGACGAAGACCTTGATGAGCATGCGCCGGACAGCGGGCGCATTGTCCGCGTCCGATCTGGCAGAAATCAGCAGCGCCTGCTCCTCATTCAGCCAGTACTCGGTAGATGGGCGTCCACCCTTTTCTCCTGAGGTTTGCGCCACGGTGGCGCAAACTCCAAAGGTCTCCAATTCCGGCAGATTACGCTCGATAAGCTTGCGAATGTCTCGCGACCGCTCGAACCCGAGCCGATCCGCTATATCAAGGTCGCGAGCGCGCGGCTCACGTTCGATTTCGCTCAGAACGATATCTGGGAGATCGTTCCCGATCTGTGCGACTGGAAAACCGGACGATCCGGTGCTATTTTCGTCATCGTCCATGTAAGCCTCCTAGCTCTGGACACTTCGGGGAGCCGCCTGCCAGCGGCTTTCGATCTTGAAGGCGACGGTTGAATGGGCCTGCCAGCCTATTCGGTTGTCGCCTTCGTCGCTTCTGGTCTTGCTTGGTCCCGGCGATCGCGGATTAGCTGGCGCAACGCCTCCGATCTCGACCGAAACCCCATCTGTTCGCTCACCGTGTCTACGATCGCAATCTCGGCGGGCGAGAGGAGCACGACAACGCGCTGCGTGCTCTGCATGTTTCCTTTCCTTGGCAGCAAGGCGTTTACCATAAAGTGACATCCTGAGTGACATTGGCTGTGCAATTTTCTAATGTCAAGCGGCGTGTTAACGCTGATGATACATGGCTGTGCACAGACAATGATGGTTGAGAAGAAAATTCAGGAACAACAGCAGGGTGAGCCTGAAGAAGGCCCAGCTCTCCCGTCGCCAGTCGAGACGCAGCGGCGCGTGTATGCCCTCCCCCAGGAGATGGTCGAGCGGATTGTCCAGTTTCAGAAAGAAAAAGGTTTCCCTTCCGAGGTGGAGGCCGTAAGGCGCCTGCTCGACGATGCGCTGAAGTCGCGTGATGACCTGGAGCGCATTGTAAACCGGTTCCTAGGCAAGCTGAAGCATTTGCGGATAGCGTCTGAGGTTGCGAAGGACGTGCTGGTGGGGCATCCTCTCGTCGCGTCGATGAGTTTTTCGCACAACGGCGTGTCATACCGTCTGAAGGACGGATGGTCGGTATCCATATCGGACACAGGCTTTGTGTCTGTGCGTGACGACAAGAACAAAGTTTGGGAATGGAAGCATCCGAAAGGTGATCGCTTCGCCCCCGGCGGGTTATTGGACGACGAAATTCCTTTCTGATCCGCCTTGCGCCTATTGAAACGGTCTCAACCATTCCACTTCTCCCCTGATCAGGCTGCCTGTCGCGAGGCCGCATACAGATCGCGCAGGACGCGCTTGACCATGTAACGAGCGGCACGATTGTTGGCGTGAGCCTTGGTGATCCCGCCGCGTCCGGCTTCGTAGGCCTTGCGGTCGAGGTAGACTTGGCCATATGGGCCGATCGCGATTGACTGATCAGTGCGCTTGCCATCCGCATCCTTGACGTTGCGGATCTGCGCCTTCAGCAATTCGGTCGCCATGACATAGGCGATCGCGCGACGCTCCGGGTTGTATCCATGCTCGACCGCCTGTTCGGCGTCCGACACACGTCGCTGACGCTGGCCGCTGATGACGGCGAGCCCCATACGCTTCCACAGGCAGGACGGGTTGCGGTAGGCGGCAAAATCGCCGCACTCTCCGACGAGAACGGCGAGCCTGAGTTCGCCGAAGCCCTTGACGCCTTCGACCCACGCCTTCCAGATCGGTAGCGAGCGCGCCAGCTTGCGAAGGGTCTTCTCGATCGCCAGCCGTTCGGCCTCGAACTTGGCTTTCGCCTCCATAAACGGCGCGAGCGCCATCGTCAGAAACGGGTCGGAAACGGACCCGTTTATCGCGAGATCGAAAAGCCTGTTCGCCTCATCCTTGTCGCCAGCAGTCCACGAACGGCATAGGGCCTTACCCTGGAGGACCAGGGATTTTTCCGCTTTATGCCAGCGGCGACGCATGCGGACGAGCTGGGTGATTTCCGCGATGAGCGGCGAAGCCGGTCCCAGGGTTTCTGCGCGGGGATGCGCTCGCTCATCGCCAGCGGCGGCATTCTGGAATTGGTCTGCGAACAGTACCTGGCCGTCGCTGAAATTGTCGTGACGAAGCGAACTAGTTATGGGCGCCAACGCAAGACTGGCCTCGTCACGTCCGGGTTCACCGGAATGGTTGGCAACGGGCGATCGTACCAGGTGGATGCCGGTATGGGCCTGCGCTCCGCTGCCCTCGCTTTCGCGAGATAGGTTGGCGTCGACAGTCATTGACCGGAGGTCACAATTCATATGGTCGACGCCGCCGGCCGAAGCCGGATTATTGCGATCAGGCGAAACGCCGTTGGGTGCCGTGGATCGTCGGGCCTGATCGCCCTCCTCGCGGAGGATGATCTCGCCCGGCGTGGCGAGGATGGGCTGCAGTAGACGCATGGCCGGGCGCGGCATTGCTGCCGATTCGTTGAATTCTGATCTCATCGTCCCGCCTCCTGAAAGAGGCGTTCAGCGCCAGCGTCGTCGAGCACGTCGCCGACGCGACCTTCAGCAGGAACGAGCAGATCGACGGCGGCAAGCCACCGAGCACGGTGCGCCATCGTGTCGGCCTGGGATTGATAGTGGGCTATGGCTCGGCCGAGGTCTTCCTTGCCGGCGTCGCGCAGCTTTGTGCCGTCGAGCAGCGGGAAATCGAGAAGAGAGCGTGCGAGCCCGGCGGCCAGGGACCGGACGCCTTCCTTACCGTTGAGGGCGACCGGTCGTGCAATGGCGCGCATGATGGTGGCGCGGTCGATCCGGTGAACCAGCGAGATAGCCGTCTTGGACGCCTCCTTGACCGCCTCCGAGATGACGGCCTTCCGAAGGTTACTGTCCTTCGACAGCTTCTGATCCAGCAGCGCGATGGCTTCTTCAGTCTTGCCGTCGACACTCGACAGCGTTTCCTGCGCCAGCCCGAATAGGCTGACCTCGTGTTTGACGGCGGCGTTCATGTGGGCTCCATCGATTTGGTGGAACCATAAATGCATGGCGCATTATTCTTGTCAATGCGTATCGCACGATTTTAATGCACTTTGTTATAGGCGTCCGATCTTGCCGACCACCTTTCCTACAATCGAAAGTTTGTCGGGCGAAGTGAAGTACGCTTCCGGCGGCTTCATCGTCCCGACGCCAATGCTTCCATCTGGCGACGGATTGACAACCACTTTGTTCAACCAGCGGATATGAACTTGCCCGTCACCGTCCGCGATCGCATAGTGGCCGTCACCGCGCAGCGACGTGAGAGAGGAATCTACAATTACCCGGTCGCCCGCCTTGACTTCGGGGAACATAGTGTCGTCCGCCGCCTTCAGCAGAAATAAACTCCGCGTTGTTGAGCGAAGATCATGGACGATGAAGTCGGATGGAAATGTCCATTCACCTACGACATCGTAAGCTTCTCCGTCCCGCTCTTTTGGCCAGTTAGCAATTTCTGGCAGGGTTGCGGGTGAAGCGGCGAAGTAAACACGCCCTGGAATGAAAGTGCCGTATTCCAACCCTTCCCGGTCTTTCCTCTTCTCTTCGACCCAGGCATCCAATTCATCCAAGTCCTTCGCGTAGCGCATAGGCTCTTCCCCTGTGAGAAGCCACGCCGCCCTCACGTCAAACTTGTCTGCGTACAATTCAGCAGATCGAACGGTGAGGCCACGGTGACCATTCTCGTGCGCGTTGTACGTAGCTACCGCGACATTCAATGCGGATGCCGCCTCGGTGCCAGACTTGTATCCGGCCTCTATCCGGGCTCGCTTCAGTCTCTCGTGTTGCTGCATTATTTCACGCCTTTCTGCGGTTCGTAATGCGTCTAGCATGAAATCCTGATGCGCGGGGCATTGACTTTCAATCGTGCTTAACGCATCACTGATGCGACACGCACGGAGAAAACCCAGCAGATGTCCGACACCCTTACTGCCGAAGACGTTGCAGCTATCCGGTTGGCCAAGGGCTGGTCAACCTACCAGATGGCCAAGTTTCTAGGCTGCAACCAGTCGACCGTGTGGCGCATGGAGCACGGTGGGAATATCAGCGGCCCCGCTCAAAAGCTACTTCAAGGGCTGCGGGCGGAGTCGAGCCGGGAGGCATTCGCCGCATGACCGGCTTCACCTACGTGTGGACCGAGGATGGCACAGTCCTCCTCCGCGATCCCATCACCGGCATCTCGGTGTCCGGCCGCACGCTTGCTGACGCGCTGGCCGAGTTGAGGCGCCGGCTCTCGCACGTGCATGCGCGTGCGGCGCGCGGCGCGCAGGAAGGACTGGCAGCATGACCGAACTTCAGCAGCACCAGACGGACGCCTTCGAGGCCTACAAGGCCGCGAAGATCAGGGCCGACGAGACCTTGGATATTGTCGACGCCGCCGAAGCGGGCCGGGCGTGGTGGAGGTTCCTCCAAGCCTTCAACGAGGTCGAGCCGGCCGCGCAGGGCAGCGTCTGCAAGTTCGCCAAACCCAAGCTCGATCGCGGCGGTGCCGCCTGAATGCCGCGCATCCGGTCTACCCACTTCGGCCAATGGTCCGACGAAGACTTCGTCGCGATGTCGTTTCCCGCCCGGCTCCTCGCCCTGGCGCTGAGGAACATCGCTGACGATCACGGCGTCTTCGAATGGAAGCCCCTCACCATCAAGATGCAGTTGATGCCGGCAGACCACGTCGACATCCCCGCCCTGCTCGCCGAGATGGTGGAGAACAACATCGTCTTGAAGTTCGCCATAGGGCGGAAGCAGTTCGGCGCCATCCGCAACTTCATGCGCTGGCAGCGGCCCAAGAAGCCGAGTTACCAGCACCCGATTTCCCCCGAGGTTCTGGAATACGTCAGCAACAAGGGGTCTGGAGACGGAAACGGTCCCACTTCAGACGACGACGGTTCGGAACCGGTGGGGAACCAGTTCGGAACCGGTTCGGAAAACGCCGCGCAGAGGGAGGAGGTAATAGTAGGAAGTAAGAAGGAAGAGTCTTGTCCGAAACCGACCTCCGGTCGGATTTCGTACCCATCCGATTTCGAAGACGCCTGGAAGGCCTACCCGACCGACAAGCTGATGTCGAAAAAGGACGGCTTCAGCGCGTGGAGGAAACTCGGGTCAGACGACAAGGCGCTGGTCTTTAGGTCGATACCCGCTTTCGTTGCGTACTGCCGCGCTGACCCGAGCTACAGACCCCTCCACTTCGTGCGCTACATCACCAGCAGGCGCTTCGAGGGTATGGCGGACGACAGTCAGCCCAGTCCGGCCCGGCCCGCGGCGAATGGCCGGCCTGCGCGCGACGCGGACGGAAACCTGACCAACGCCGTCTTGTTCGGGAGGGCCTGATGCAGGATGCCCGCGACGCGCTCGGCGAGCACGGCATCCGGCTTCGCGACGGAAAGACCGGCAACCACAAAACCACTTGCCCGAATTGCTCCAGCTCGCGCCGGAAGAAAACCGATCAGTGCTTGTCAGTCACGATCGAGTCAGACGGCCGAGCAGTCTGGAACTGCCACCACTGCGGCTGGGCCGGCGCCACCGGCGGTGAAGGATACCGCCCTGCCCGCGAGATGCGGACTTACCGGAAACCGGAGCGCGTCGCCGAGCCGCAGCGGCCTGATACGTTACTCGGCTGGTTCGCCAAGCGTGGCATTTCGGCCGCCACGGTCGAGCGCTTCGGCGTCTACAAGACCCGACAGTGGTTTCCGCAGACCGAAAAGGAAGAGGACTGCATCGCCTTCCCGTACGAGTGGGAAAGCGAGCTTCGCAACGTCAAGTACCGCACCGCCGGCAAGATGTTCCGGCAGGAGAAGGACCCCGAGCCGGTATTTTTCCACGCCGACAGCATCGCCGAGGGCGAAGACCTGATCGTCTGCGAAGGCGAGATCGACGTGATGTCGTTCGTCGAGGCTGGGTTCGAGCATGTCGTCTCGCTGCCCAACGGTGCGCCTTCAGGCCCTGAAACCAGCGACAAGCGCTACGAGCCGTTCGGGACGCATTGGGAAGCTATCGTCAAGGTCCGCCGCGTCCTGATCGCCACCGACATGGATGGACCGGGCGAGATGCTGGCGCAGGAGATAGCCCGCCGCGTCGGCCGCGATCGGTGCTTCCGTGTGAAGATGCCGCTTCAGGGAGACGTGCAGTGCAAGGACGGCAACGAGTGCCTTACCGCTCATGGTGCCGAGATTCTGCGCGAATGTGTTTCTATTGCGGAGCCGTGGCCGATCGAAGGACTGCACGAGGTTGAAGACTTCGCCTTGGAAGTGATGGACCTCTACCACGGTCGAGGTCCGCAACCGCTATCGACCGGGTTTCGCGAGTTCGACAAGGCCTTCAAGTACATCCCCGGCCAGTTCATCGCCGTGACGGGCATTCCCAACCACGGCAAGTCCCGGTGGCTGGATCAGGTCGCGGTCCAGACGTCCCGGCTTCGCGACGAGAAGTGGGCCATGTTCTCCCCCGAGACCGGCGAGGCCAACCACATCGTCGACCTGTGCGAGATATGGGCCGGCAACCCGTTCCACGACGGGCCAAGTCAGCGGATGACGGAACGCGATGTCGCCGACGCCCTTGCCTGGCTCAATCAGAGGATATTCCTCCTCGGCGCTGTCGAGCATACGCCGTCGATCGACTGGTTGCTGGAGCGAGCGCGAGCGGCAGTGGTGCGGTACGGCGTCACCAACGTCGTCTTCGATCCGTACAACGAGGTCGAGGCGTCCCGGCCGGAAAAGCAAACGGAGACGGAGTTCGTCTCGCAACTCATTTCGAAGTGCAAGCGGTTCGCCAAGCATCACGGCTGCACGGTCTGGATGATTATCCATCCCACGAAGCTCAAGAGCCAGGAAGACGGAAAGGACCCGGTCCCCGGCCTGTACGATCTCGCCGGCAGCGCGCATTGGCGCAACAAGGCGGATGCTGGCCTCGTCGTCTACCGCGACTACGAGAAGGACGCGACCTTCGTCATTTCCAAGAAAATCAGGCGCCAGCCGATATGCGGCAGGCCGGGTTCCGTCCGATTCCAATTTGTCGGTATCGACCGGCGTTTCAACGAATTCGAAGGCACCTACACCCCCCTCGGGAAGGAAAGCATATGATCGAGCAAGACTACACCGACTTCTGCAACGTGGCGACCGATCTCGTGGAGCGCGCAGAAGGATATTTTGCGCGGATTTCCGACGAAACCCTCCACCAGTTGCGAGGACTGGTTCGCAGTGAAATGGCCGCGTCTCCCGGCGGAACGGTCGCGCCGGGATATGATTTTCTTGCTGGCATGCTTGACGCAGAAGTCGAAGATCGGGAACGCCATCCCATGAAGGCCTTCCAGACAGCGATGCTGGACTTCACGTCGGCAAAATGCGCGGCAATCAGCGAATTGGTGGCCAAGCTTACCGCTCTGCCGAATGCAGAATGGAACCGGGCGCGCGACGCTCTGCAAAGTTGGATCGCGAACGGTTGTTCGAATGAAAAGGCCTATCGCCGCGTAGTCGACGAGGTCGACTACGAGCGCGCGCGTCTCGCGTCGAGCGATCAGGCACATCCTGCGCCCAAAATCCCGTTCTGAGGACTGAACATGCAGCGGTTCAGCCATTCCGAAATGCAGCACGAGATCGAGAAGATGGTCTGGAGCAAGCGGGCGTGGCTGGGGGCGTTCAGCGACGGGCGGACAAAGCGCCCTGACCACGAGATCGAAACCCGTACCCGCGAACTCGCCGTCCTAGAGCAGGCGGCCGAGGACTACCGCGCTGCCGCAGAGAGGAAATCCGCATGAGCAACGTGAGAAAGGAAGTCCAGGCGCACATCCGAAAGTTCATCGCCGATCGTCGCGCGGGAATGCCTGACGGAGCCAAGGGGCTCGGGGAGTTCGAGGCGGTGGAAGCCGCCTACCCCGGCATCCCGTACATGGAGGTCATCCTTGCTCAGGCCGATGTCGATGCTGCCGAACAGGAAGCGTGGTGGCAGTCGATCGAGAAGACCATCGACGGCGAGGTCATCGAGCGCGCTCTGACGATAGGTGCGAAATGACCTTGCGCCCTATCGAGCCCGTCAACATCGCCGACCTGGCGCCGGCCGTACCGACGACGGGTCAGCCGATCTTTGAATACGTGGACCCGCGCTCGCTCTACGTTGACGCCACGTACCAGCGCGACGTGTCCGAACGCGGCCTGCGCCAAATCCGCAAGATGGTCGAAGCATGGGATTGGCGAAGGTTCAGCCCGCCGACCGTCGTCTACGGGGAGGACGCGGACGGCAAGACCGTGCTGATCGTGATCGACGGTCAGCATCGGTCGATCGCTGCGGCCAGCCATCCAGGCATTGACGCGATCCCGGTGATGATCGTCGAGGCGAAGGAGACGGCGGAGCAGGCCAAGGCCTTCGTCGGGACGAACGTCGACCGGCTGGCCGTCACCAACCTGGCGCTGCACCGCGCGGCGCTCGCGGCCGGCGATGAGGAAGCCTTGGCGATCCAGCGTGTCGTTGACAAGGCTGATGTGCGCCTGATGGCCTCGGCGAACGTGAAGTACGAGACCGGCGACTGCACGGCCATCGTTGCGGTCTCCGGGCTGGTGAAGCGGCATGGTGAACAGAAGGCCGTGGAAATCCTGCATATCCTTGCCGAGGCCAATCTGATCCCGATCGCAACGCCTCACGTCAAGGCGGTCGAAATGCTGATGACGAAGGACGAATATTGCGATGCCTTCGAGCCGGTGGACTTGATTGCGGCGATGCTGTCGACGCTATCGATCGGCGGTGACGCCAAGCTGTTCGCGGCTGAACATAAGGTGCCGTTGTGGCGGGCCATGGCCGCGCTGTGGTTTCGGAAGGTCAAGAAGCGGCGGGTGCCTCGGGCCGCCGACGGACCCGAGCCAGCTCGTGCAAAAAATGCACATACTGCCCCGACCCCGATTGCTCCGCACCCAACGGCGGACAAGTTGTCCGCTGCATCGCAGTGCGCTCGGCCGCGCACGATCACCCCGCACCAGATCCCGACGCAGAAGAACGTGACGGCCGCCGTGATGGGCGATCCAGATCCGAGCCGCTCGGCGCTGGCAGACTGGAAAGCGAGACAGGCGTCATGAGCCCCGTCGTGAAAGCGCTTCTCGCCACCATGTGCGGCATAGCTGCCGGATGGGTGACTATGGCCCAGATAGATGCCTCACGGTGGGGCCGGGATGCCACTGATGGCGAACGGCGCTCCGGCCTAGGCCTTCGTACCGATCACGGAACCGGGTGCCAATACCTCGTCACGCCATGGGGCGGCATCACGCCTCGGCTGGATCGGCAGGGTCAACACTTGTGTGGATCGCGGCCATGACGATCACGTCTCCATGGGAAGGGCATCCGCTTGAGCCTGCATTTTGGGGTTGTGTCCGGTGGGGCCTCGGCAGCGATAAGCTGCTCATGACCTATCGCGCGGCGACCGGCGACGAGTGGCGGCCGGGCGTATCCGCGCTTGAGAAGCTGATCGACACGGCGGCTGGCGCCGACAGCGCATTCCTCCAGCGCTTCGCCGATTGGGTAGCGGACAATGTGTTCGGCCGCCCGGAAAACCTCGACGAGGCCGACGATGACGATTGCTGAGCGCAAAGAACGTGAGCGGATCGATCGTGAGAACCCATGGCGTCCGATGAAGGACGCCAGACCGGACGGCACAATCTGCGAGCTTCTGTTCAACGATATGGTTGGCGACTTTCCGACGGCACTGCACTACTTCCTCGACGCCGACGGTAGTTGGTACCGGATCGACCCTCCCGAACAAGTGTCGCCGTGGCCTTATCCCATGAACTGGCGTCCGGCGTACGTAAAAATGACACCCGAGCGCCGCGCCGTGGTTAAGCGGAGGGCGCAACGATGACCGCGGTTGAACACGGGTTCGTCATCGTCCGTCCTGGCGGCCGTCCGGTGGGCAATCACCTCTATGCCGACCGGATCGCGGCCGAGTTCGTCAGGGACAATCTGTCCGGCGATTACGCCGTGCGCCCCGCGCGCCGCGTCTCGTCCCTCCGCAAGGCCAGCACGACTACGCTGGCTATGCACACCGAAATCATCATCGATCAGGAGCCCGCATGAAGATCACCGTTCCCCGCTGCCTGACCATCTCCGTCCCGCCGCGCCGCTGGTTCGTGCTGCGGGTGCGCCCGTCGTATTCGGACAGCATCTTCGAAAAGCTCGCCGAGGCGGGGTACAGCGTCTACCTGCCGCGCCACAGGTACGACAAGTTCAACCGTCGGATGCGGGTCTTGGTCGAGCGCTCTAACCCGCTCATGGCCGGATATCTGTTCCTGGTCCATCCCCGGCAGGGCCAATCCGTCGACGACTGGAGCGAGGTCCGCGCGATCGACGGCGTTTTGAGCCCGCTCAGGGATGATCGTGGGCCGCTGCTGATCCCCGAGATCGTCATCGAGAAGATTACGGCGGCGGAGTTCTCCAGCACCTATGACGACACACAGGCGGCGAAGAAGATGCGCGGCGAAACCGAGCGGGCAAAGATGGAAGAGCGCTTCAAGCCGGGCGGCCAGTTCCAGGTCAACGACGGCCCGTTCGCCTCATTCCTCGGCGTGGTGGATAGCCTGACCGAGGACGATCGCGTCAAGATGCTGCTCGATATCTTCGGCAGGTTTGTCCCGGTCGATTTCAACGCCGACCAGTTGGACGACTCGCCGGTGAAGCCGAAGGCTGCGTGAATCTGTGCACAACGGCGAAGGCTGTTGTCTAAGCAGTGCAAATCACCTATGTGTGTTCGTGGACGAATCGTTCGACTGATTGGGGGCCTTCGGGCACTGCCAGCGGGACGGTCCCAGCCCGGAGGAACGGCCACAGGCCTCTCTCGGGCGATTGGCGTACTTTGCCCAAAATTGCCGCCCGCTGAACATGCCTATGGCCTCGGCGGGCTCATGTGTAGGTCCAGGGGATTTCCCGTAGGCCAGCGAGCGCAGCGCTTGGGGTCACTCCCCGTCCTGCGAAGTCCTCGGGTCGACACGGGGCAGCGAGAGGGCGGAACGGGCTACCGCCGCGCCATCATCCTGATTGTGGTGGTCAAGGTGCTCCTGAGCGCCGGAGATGCAGGAAGTCGCCGCCCTGCCTCGCATTGAGTTCACCCACTGGTAGCGTGCTGCCAGTCCAAAGGGGTCGCCCGTCTCGACCCCCTTGCGTCTTCATGGCCCCGCGCATTCCTCCCCTGATCTCCGGCTATGGGGACAAAGCTCTTCGCTCGTAGAACTTAGAACCTCCCGTGCGGGGCGGGCCTTGGCCGGCCTTCATTGATGCGGGGAAGCGAGGGCGCCGGAAATCAATCAGCGCAGAATTGCGCCGATCCCATGCAGCCGCTCAGACCGGCGAGGAAAGACCATGCACCGCACCACGGACTTCACGCAGGAGTTAGCGGACGAAATCTGCGCGCGGATAGCTGACGGTGAAAGCCTCAAGGCCATCTGCGAAGAACAGGGCATGCCGCACAGGGCCACGGTGTTCCGCTGGCTGGCAGCGCATGAAACCTTTCGCGACATGTACGCGCACGCGAGGCTCAGCCAGGCCGACGCGCTGTTCGATGAAATCCTCGGGATCGCCGACACGCCCATGATTGGCGAGAAGACCAAGGAAACGTCGGACGGCAAGACCGAGACGACGACGGGCGACATGATCGAGCATCGCCGGCTTCAGGTCGACACGCGCAAGTGGATGGCCGCCAGGCTCGCGCCGAAGAAGTACGGCGACAAGCTGGAACTGGCGGGCGATCCGAACAATCCGGTTCTCGTGCCTGTGGTCAATGTCAGCATCGGCGGCGGTTCTTGACCTCAAGCTGCACCTTAAGCAGGGTGTAGCGTTCCAGACGGAGGCGACGGAGGTTCTTTACGGCGGCGCGGCTGGCGGCGGGAAATCGCACCTGATGCGCGCTGCGGCCGTGACGTGGTGTTCCGAGATACCGGGGCTTCAGGTCTATCTGTTCCGCCGTATCCGCGACGATCTGGTCAAGAACCACATGGAAGGCCCTCAGGGCTTCCGCGCGATGCTCGCGGGCTGGGTGCTGTGCGGCTTCGTCACGATCGTCGAGGACGAAATCCGGTTCTGGAACGGCAGCAAGATCTACCTCTGCCACTGCAAGGACGAGAAGGACCGGTTCAAATATCAGGGCGCGGAAATCCACGTCCTGCTGATCGATGAGCTGACGCACTTCACGGAGACGATCTACCGATTCCTGCGCAACCGCGTCCGCATGGTCGGCATCACGGTCCCTGCGAAGTATGAAGGCCGGTTCCCGCGTATCCTCTGCGGCGCCAACCCTGGCGGTATCGGCCATCAGTTCGTCAAGACCACGTTCATCGACGGCGCCGTCAAGTTCAAGGTCTACCGGGCGGCGAACAGCGAGGGCGGGATGCTGCGCCAATACATTCCGGCGCAGCTCGAAGACAACCCGTCGATGAACGACAATGATCCGGGATACGAGGCGAGGCTTCAGGGTCTCGGCTCGGAAAGCCTGGTCCGCGCCATGCGGTACGGCGATTGGGATGTGGTCGAGGGCGCTTACTTCGACAATTTCCGCCGTGAACGGCATGTGGTGAAGCCGTTCCTCTTGCCGAAGCACTGGACGCGGTTCCGTGCCGGCGATTGGGGATCGGCCAAGCCTTTCGCTTTCGGATGGTTCGCCGTGGCGTCGGAAGAGACGATCATCGGTCCCGGCCGTGTCGTGCCGCGCGGTGCGCTGGTGATGTACCGCGAATGGTACGGTGTGAAGACGGACGCCGCTGGCAAGTACAAGGCCGATGTGGGCGTGAAGATGCACGCCGACGAGGTCGGGGCAGGCGTTCGCGAGCGGGATATGCAGGACACCATCTCGTATGGCGTTCTCGACCCTGCGGCCTTCAGTCAGGATGGAGGCCCTTCGATTGCCGAGAGAATGGCAGGCGGTCTGCCGTCGAGACCGGGAGCCACCTTCCGCAAGGCCGACAACAAGCGCGTGCCGCATCGTGGGGCGATGGGCGGCTGGGACCAGCTTCGCGGGAGACTGACCGGCGACGAAGACGGACGGCCCATGCTGCTGTTCTTCTCGACTTGCATCCACACGATCAGGACGTTGCCGGCGCTCCAGCACGACGACGTGAACCCGGAAGACCTGGACACGTCGCAGGAAGACCATGCGGCCGACATGGTGCGCTACGCCTGCATGTCGCGTCCTTGGATCAGAAAGGCTCCAGAGGAGCCGAAAGCCATTCCGCGAGGCATGGTGCCGCTGCCGGCGATGCCAGACCACGGCGGAACGACGAGGATCAGGATTTGATCGAAGACGACGACGATCTGCCGGCAGACGAGGCGAGCGCCGATGATATCACGCTCTCTCGCAAGCCGAAGTCATCGAAGCCATGGCTCTCCCTGATCGATCGTCAGGACAAGGCCGGTTTCGAAGACTGGCAGGAGAAATGCTCGAGCATCGAGAAGCGCTATGCCGATCTTGAGCGGCTGGCTTCTATCTCGCGCAGTCGCGATTTCCAGATATTCTGGGCCAACGTCGAGGTCCTGAAGCCTTCCATGTATTCCCGGCCGCCGGTGCCGGTGGTGACGCCGCGCTTCCGTGATCGGAAGCCAGTGCCCCGCGCCGCGTCCGAGTTGCTGGAGAGGGCGACTGTCGTCGCGTTCGAGCGGGAAGACATAGACGGCATCATGCGCGCCGTGCGCGACGACCTCGCGCTGATCTCCCGTGGCGTGCCGTGGGTTCGGTACGAGGCGAAGAGTAGGGACGGCAAGCTTTCCGAGCGCTGCTGCATCGACCATGTGAACCGTCGCGACTTCGCGCACGAGCCGGCCCGCGAATGGAAGGAAACGGGCTGGGTCGGAAAGCGCTCCTGGATGACGCGCAAGGAGATGCGCAAGCGGTTCAAGGAGGCGTCGGGGAACGCTTACCGGGATGCGCAGTTCGAGCGCCAGCGCGACGACAAGAACAAGACCGACGGCTCACTGAAGGCCGGTGTTTGGGAAATCTGGTCGAAGACCGAGAACAAGGTCGTGTGGGTGACGCCCGGCGTCGACGTGGTGCTGGACGAGGACAAGCCGCACCTTCAGTTGGAAGACTTCTTTCCCTGCCCGAAGCCGGCATACGGCACCGTCCAGCGCAACAGCCTGATCCCGGTGCCGGATTACCTGTTCTACAAGGACCAGGTCGAGGAGATTTCCGAACTGACGGCGCGCATCTCGGCGCTCGCGGAATCGCTTCGGCTGCGCGGTTTCTATCCGGCCGGCGCCGGCGAGATCGCCGATGCCGTGGAGACGGCGGTCAAGTCGACCAGCGACCGGCAAATACTTGTGCCGATCAGCAATTGGGCGATGTTCGGCGGCGGCGCGGCCAAGGACGCGATTGTCTGGCTCCCGCTCGACATGGTGGCGACCACGATCACGCAGCTTGTGGCGCTGCGCCGCCAGTTGATCGAGGATGTCTATCAGATCACCGGCCTTTCGGACGTGATGCGCGGTGCCACGGATGCCAAGGAGACGGCGACCGCGCAGACGTTGAAGTCGCAATACGGCTCGGTCCGCATCCGCGATCGTCAGAACGAGCTTGTCCGGGTGGCGCGCGACGTTGCGCGGATCGTCGCGGAGATCATGGCCGAGAATTTCAGTTCCAAGACCCTGCTAGACATGGCGCAGATGGAGTTTCCGACGGACGCCGAGATCGCCAAGCAGGTCAAGGCGCTGGAGAAGGCGGCGCAGCAGACAGAGCAGGAGCTTCAGCGGGCGCAGGCTGACCCCGAGGTCATGCAGATGGCCCAACAGAACCCTGAACAGGCCCAACAGGTCATTAGCCAGGCGCAGGCTCAGATCGCGCAGTCCCGGGAACAGGCGGCGAAACTCAAGGAAAGCGTGACGATAGAGCAGGTCATGGACCTGCTCAGGGATCAGCGTATCCGGCCTTTCGTTCTGGACATCGAGACGGACTCGACGATCCAGCCGGACGAGGATGCCGAAAAGCAGCGTCGGACGGAGTTCCTGACGGCGTTGAGCGGCGTACTGATGCAGCTTGGCCCGATGGTGCAGCAGCAGCCCGAATCTGCACCGTTTGCAGCCGAGGTGCTGAAGTTCGCCACCTCGCCGTTCCGTGCCGGCCGTCAGCTTGAGGGCGCGATCGAGGAATTCGCGGAAAAGATGAAGGCCATGGCGGGACAGCAGCGCCCCGATCCGCGCGCGGCAGCGGCCGAGGCCGACGCCAAGGCCAAGCAGGAGGAACGCTCCGCCGACATGGCGATGAGGCAGGAGGAGCATCAGTTCAAGATGGACGAGCTTCGTCAGCAGGCCGCGAACCGACAGATGGAGATCGAGGCGAAGCAGCAGGCCGACGCAACGACGAACCGTCAGGAGCTTGGCGTCAAGCTGGTCGAACAGGGCCTTCCGCCGGACTATTCGCTGGAGACGGTCGCTGGCATGAATGCCGTCCAGCAGCAGCGCACTGACGCTCTACTGGCAGAGTTGGCGGCCAGCCGGCAGGCCATGGCGCTGCATACCGATGCCGTCATCCGCTCGACGCAGGCGATGACACAAGCCGTCACGTCGGCACTCACCGCGCCGAAGATGATTATCCGCGACGGTGAAGGCCGTCCGGTCGGGGTGCAGACAGTATGATTGATGGGCTGTTCTTGCCGGGGCAGTTGGTGCAGTTCGGAGGCGGCATTCTGCCGACCGTCTTGCTCAGTGATACGCCGGCAGCGGAGTATTCGTTCAACCTGACCTCTGGCGACTCCGGCTTTGGAGCTTACGGCTACAACTCGCCAGAAGATATCCTTGGCGTTGGCCCTTTCGGCTCGATTGATGCGGAGCCAATTCCGGGGGCGTCAATGTTGATCTTCGTGGACGGGATCGGGGTCATCGGGTTCACCGGAGACCAGATGGCGGTGCTCGCCGGGAAAACCGTGTGGGTCGATGGCGTTGAATACCCCTTCGATAACGACTGGGAGTATGATGAGGGGGAAGACGCCACGGCTGGCCAGTGGCTTGACGGCGGACCATCGCTTCCCGTTCGCCCTGAACTTTACGCCGTCAAGATCAAGTAGATGCGCATCCCCTCCGGCATCGCTGACCAATATCTGTATTTCGTCGCGGTCGATGAGACCGACCTGAAGACGCGGGAAACCGGACTGTCGGCGTTCACGGTCTATCGATCGCGGAATGGCGGTGTGGCGGCGGCTTATACCACGCCGACCGTTGTTGAACTGTCCTCGTCCAACATGCCGGGCATCTACGCGCTGCTCTTGGACGAGGATATGACGGTCGACGCTGGCGACGATAGCCAGGAGGTATGCTTGCATATCACGGCGGCGGGTATGGCGCCGGTGACACGGGTATTCGAGCTGTACCGGCGCGATGTCACGTCGGGGCGCACGCTGTCCGTGGAAAGCGACGGGGGTCTGACGGCGCTGCCATGGAATGCGGCATGGGATGGCGAGGTGCAGAGCAACGCGGCGGTCGCGCTGGCTGCCTACGACCCGCCGACCAAGGCCGAACTTGACGCGGCGGTCGCGCCGCTCGCCACGGCCTCGGACCTTTCCGGCCTAGCTACCGGTGCCGATCTCGCCGCGGTCGACGGCGTTGTGGACGCGATCAAGGCCAAGACTGATGGCCTGTCGTTCGGCGTCGCCGGCAAGGTCGATGCGAACATCACGCACGTGAACGAGACGGAGGTGACGGGCAACGGATCGCTCGGTAACGAGTGGGGCCCGGCCTGATGGCGCTCGGCGACGTTTGGGGCAACAGTTGGGGCGATAGTTGGGGCGCCTATTGGCGCTCGGCGGAAGAGCCGCCAACGCCGCCGGCCGTCCGCTTCCAGATGATCGACATCGTCGACGGCGAAGATCGGCGGATTTCCCGCCGCGATCGGTCGTCGGCGCTGCGCAAGAACCTGCGCGATGCGGTCAAAGCCGTGTCGGCGCGCACCGCAAAGGGTGAACCGGTCGAAGTCCCGCCCGTCGAGGTGGTGCATGTGCCTGCGCCCGAACGTCCTGCAATACAGCCGGCGACGAATGTCGTCTTCCTGCCGTTTCCGGTAGTCAAGGAGCCTGCCTTTGACGAAGAAATCGCAATCCTGCTGATGGCCGCCTGATGCCTTCGGTTGTTGTCGTAGATCAGGGCGGCATTCCTGTCGTCAACACGCCCCTCGGCGCGCCCATGACGGTGGCGAGCAACGGATTCGGCGTGGCTGTCACCATCGCGGCGAACGGGTTTGGGACGCCGGTTTACCTGCTGAACGAGAACGGTACGCCTTGGACAGCCTACGACCCCGACGCATCCACCCTGTTCGCCCGCTTCACGACGCCGCCAACCGATGCTCGCAAGACGCTGATCAGCAACCTGATCATCGCGCTGAAGGCGGCCGATGTCTGGTCCAAGCTCGATGCCTTCTATGTCATGGCCGCCCATGATGCCCAAGCCGCACGGCAGAACTGGATTCGAGATGCATTCAACCTGACGGCAGTATCCAGCCCGAGTTTCACGGTTGATCGCGGATACGCCACGAACGGGACGACCAGCTATCTCAACACCGGTTACACGCCAGCGACGGACGGAGTGAATTTCACGCAGAACGCCGCCTCTCTTGGCATCTGGTCCAGGGAGGACAGCGTCAATACCGGCAACGATATCGGCGGACGCGAGGGTGCAACCTCTCGCCAGACCGCCATCATCCTGCGGCCCACGACAACCACTCTGCATGCCCGCATCAATCTCGGCAATGCCAACGGGTCGATCGCCAGCAACTCGTCTCTCGGATTTTTCGTTGCAAGCCGGGACGATGCAAGCACTATCCGCACCTATCGCGATGGCTCCCTTCTCGGCACGGGTTCGTATGCGTCAACCGACCCATCGCCTCAACCGCTATTCATCGGGGCTTCGAACACTAACGGCACTGCCACGGCATTCCAAGCACGGGAATATGCAGCGTCTATGGCCGGCGCGAGTCTCGATGCCGCACAGAACGCCAACCTCTACGCCGCACTGAACACGTACATGCAAGCCGTAGGAGCCGCATGATGGCCGTCACGAACTATTTCATCCTGACCGACACCGAAAGGAATGCGGCTGCGTCCTTTGACAACGAGAATGTCGCGCTCGGTGCACGCGCCGTGGACAATGGTTCGCCTGGCGTCGGGCTGAACCTGAACGACAATGCGAGCGACTACGATCCGGGCGAGGCGGTGGCCCTGACGGGCAAGTTCGTCTGTTCCAAGCGTATTGTGGATGACGATCAGTACCAGACCTATGCACCGGCGATGGTCGCATATCTACTGGACAAGCCATTCGCGATGCTGGAGCCGGAAACCATCTTCGCGCCACAGGAACTCTGAGACGGTCAGATGTACGACTGGTTCACACTGGACGACGGTCGCTCGATCTACCGAAAGGCCGAGTCGGACCGACCCAAGCGCTCTGATCTGCCTTGCCCCATGATCATGTCGGACACGATGGAGCCGGTCCAGTCGATGCTGGACGGCAAGATGTACGACAGCAAGGCACGGTTGCGCCGCACGTATAGGGATGCCGGCGTGGTGGAGGTCGGCAACGATCCGGCCCGCCTGCGTCCGCGCCAGCGGCCGAAACCTGACAAGAAGGCCATCCGCGAAACGGTGGAGAAGGCCTCGGCTCGCTTCAATCGCGGCGAGCGCGCTTCCACGCCCTAAAACCACGCATTCCCTCAGACGGAGTCATGCCCATGTCCGACGACCTCGCCGGCAGCGCTTCCGCGCCTGCCGATACCACCGACGTTTCCACGCCGAACCCCATCACCACGGAGCCTCAGAAGCTTCCCGATCCGAAACCTGCCGATGAAGGCAAGGGCAAGGATGGCGAGGAGGCCATCAAGCCGACCTCGACGCGGGACGCACTGAAGAATGCCGCCGCCAAGGTCGCCGAGAAGACCAAGGGTGAGGATGACGGCAAGAAGCCCGCGCCAGTCGACACCGTCAAGGCGGAAAAGCCGGTCGAACAGCCGAAAGCGAAGGAAGAACCGGCGAAGGTCGATGCGCCGAAAGACCAGCCGGCCAAGGTCCAGACGGACGCGGCGGACAAACCGGAGCCGGTGCAGCCCGACACGAAGAAGCCGCATCATCAGGCTCCCGTCCGCTTCAAGAGCGATACCGCCGCAATGGCGGAATGGGATAATGCGCCGGACTCGGTGAAGGCTGCGGTCCACCGCACCGTGCGCGAGCTGGAGGCGGGCATCGAGAAGCACCGCGCTTCGGCCGAGGCATTCGAGCAGGTCAAGGATTTCGACGATCTGGCGAAGCGGAACAACACGTCCCTGCGCGACGCCATGACCCGCTACACCAATCTGGAGAGGACGCTTCTCACCGATCCGATCCGGGGCATTCAGGAAGTCTGCGCCTATGCCGGCGTGTCCTTCCGCGACCTCGCCGCTCATGTGATGGGCATGAAGCCGGATCAGGTGCAGTCGCAGAACGATGCGACGATCCGGGAGCTTCGCGGCGAGATTGCCGGGCTGAAGCAGCAGCTCGGCGGCGTGACGAACTCCATCGGCCAGCAGCAGCGGTCTGCGGTAGACCAGACAATTCAGGATTTCGCGTCCAGCCATCCCCGGTTCGAAGAATTGGCGGACGACATCGCCCTCTTGATCGAAAGCAAGAGGGCCAAGGATTTGGCCGAGGCATACAGTCTGGCGGAACGGCTCAACCCCGCCCCGGACGCCCCGGCCCCTGCGGCGCCTCAGACGCGCACAAACCCCGACCTTCAGGCTCAGACCCTGAAAGGATCGAAATCCATCACTGGCGCGCCTTCGCCCGGCTCAGACCCGGCGGCGAAGCGAGCGCCATCCACGTCAATCAAGGATTCCATCCGGCGCGCGGTGAACCGCGTCGGCTGATCCTCGTCATAGGAGGGCCAGATGGCTCTGACGAACGTCGAAAAGAACCAGGAGATCCTGTCTCTGGCGCTGGAGGAGCGTTCCTCCGGCTACCAGGACCTGGTTTCCAACTCGAATGCGCTGCTGAACGTGCTCAAGCGTAAGGGCAAGTTCAAGGAGTATTCGGGTCCGCGCATCCGCGAACGCCTGCTCTACAACAAGACGGGCTCCGCTGTCTGGTACAGCGGGTTCGACTTCCTGAACCCGGTGCCGGTCGAGCTGTTCAACGATGCCGAGTACACGCCCAAGATGGTGGCCGTCGCCGTTGTTCTCTCCAACGAGGAGATTCTGAACAACGAAGGCGAAAACCAGATCATGGACGTGATGGAGGCCCACATCGCAGCCGCCGAAAGCGAGCTGGAGGATGAGGTCGATATCTCGCTCCATGGCAACGGAACGCGCTTCGGCGGCAAGGAACTCGGTGGGCTTCAGCTCTCCGTTCCGACCGTGGTCAACTCCGGCACCTATGCCGGCATCGACCGCGGAACGCAGCCCGCATGGCGGACCTCCGTGTTCGATGCGCAGACGGCGTTTCCGACGCTCGGAACACAGGTCACGTCGACCACGATCCGCCCGATGCTCAACTCGATCATGACGCAGCGCTCGCGCGGCAAGAAGTCCGCCGATCTCCTGCTCATGTCGCCCGAGCACTATGCGGCCTACGACGCGGCCACCGTCGCGATCCAGCGCATCAGCGATACCTCTTCGCTGGGCAAGCTGGGCTTCATGTCGCTGAAGTATTTCGGCGCGGGCCGCCAGGCCGAGATCGTCCAGGAGGGCGGCATCGGCTCCAACATGCCGGCGAACACGACCTACGGTCTGGACACCGACAATCTGTGGCTCCGGTATCACCCGGAACGCAACTTCAACAAGATCGGCAAGGCGATGATGCCGATCAACCAGGACGCCAGTGTCCAGTACATCGGCTTCATGGGTGAACTGACGATGACCAATCCGCTGTTCCAGTGGAAGCTCATCGATTCCAACCCGTCGGCGTAATGGAGGGCCGAAAAGATGGCATATGTTTTCCACACGCCCCACCTCGGCATGCAGCCGATCGCTGCGACGCTTCCGGCATCTTCGGCGGCCGGGCGCTCCACCCCCGGTCCCTGGCTCGGCGATGTACACCGCGCACAGGACCCCGTCTACGGCACTGGCGAGTTCATCTATCTGAAGGGCGCCGCCAATACCGAAGTCGGTTCGTGGGTGCTCTACAACCCCGACGACTGGTCGACCTCGCTGCTTGCGGCGAACGACATCGGCTCGGTCGCCGTCGCCATGTCCGCGAACCTGGCCAACCAGTACGGCTGGTATCAGATCAAGGGCAAGGCGATCGGGAAGGCGCTGACGGGCTTCGTCGACAATGCGAACGTCTATTCCACCTCGACGGCCGGCTCGGTCGATGATGCGGTGGTGGCCGGCGATCGTGTGAAGAACGCCAAGGGTGCGTCTGCGGTCGGTACGCCGTCCGCCGGCCTCGCCGAGTTCGAGATCGACCGTCCGTTCGTCGACGACGCGCTCGCGGCCTGATCGGCATAGCGGCGGGGCTCCGGCTCCGCCGCTTTTTCTTCCCGCACCTTCTCAGACAAGGAGTTCGCCGCCATGAGCGCGAATAGCAATCTCGTCACCGTCATTTTCCGCAATCACGTCCTGCCGGACGAACAGGCAAGCCTCAAGGCCGGGCGACCGATCTTCTCCGACATGGAGGTCTGCGACATCTATTTCGCGGCCAACCGCCAGACCAAGGCAACTTTCCCGGCGCATGACGCCGAACCCAACGCCACGCGTGAGGCCGCCAAGGAAGGCAAGGGCGTCGTCACCTATGCCATGCTCTACAATGAGCAGTACAAGGCCTTCAAGAACGGCGAGGCGCAGCCGCTGAGCGGTACGCCGCTGTCTGAGGCTCCATTCCTCACCGAGGCCAAGCGCCGTGAGCTGAAGGCGCTGAACGTCCACACCGTCGAAGCCCTGGCTGGTCTGGACGGAACCCCGCTGAAGCAGATCGGCATGGGCGGTCGCGAGTTGAAGAACAAGGCGCAAGCCTATCTGGACGCCGCCGCCGGCTCCGCCGATGTGACGCATCTGGCCGCCGAGAACACCATGCTCAAGGACCAGATCGCCGCGCTTCAGCAGCAGATGGCCGAGTTCGTGCAGATCACGAAGTCCGGCAAGCTGCCCGAACCGGCTCCCTCGACCGAAGGTGTTGACGCAACGCTCGACGAGCCTGTGCCGTCGAACGACGTCGACTATGCGTCCTGGACCGATGAACAGCTCAAGGAGTTCATCGAGCAGGAGACGGGCAATAGGCCCAAGGGCAACCCGAGCCACAAGACGCTGGTCGCGGCGGCCGAAGAGCTGGCGCAGGGCTGATCCATGACCATCTTGAGCGTGATCAAAGAGGTATCGGTCGTCGTGGGGCTCAATGTCCCCGACACCGTATACTCGCAGACGGATCGCGAGTGGGTCGAGATGCAGGCGCTTGCCAATGAAATGGCGCAGCGCATCGCTTTCGACACGCGCGACTGGACCGCGCTCAAGGTACTCGGCACGCTCACCGGCGATGGGGCTGCGGAGGCATTCAACCTGCCTTCGGACTACAGGCGCATGCTGAAAAAGGCGCAGCTCTGGCCGTCCTCAAGCCCCTACGCCCCGCTCATGCACTATCCAGACAGCGACGTTTGGCTCGGCCTGTCGGTGCAGAACTACCAAAGCCTGATCGGCTCATGGACGATGGTCGGCAACCAAGTCCTGATCAAGCCGGTGATGGCGAATGCGGCGACGGCCAAGTTCTACTATCTGACCAAGAACATCGTCGCCGACAAGGATGGAATCCTGAAGGCCTGGTTCGATGCGGATGACGACACATACCGCCTGGATGAGCGCGTTCTGAAGCTCGGCATGATCTGGCAATGGAAGGCGAACAAGGGCCAGGCCTACGCCGAGGACATGGCGACCTATGAGGATGCGTTGGCATCGGCTAGCGGCGCGGACAAGGGTTCGAACATCCTTGCCGTCGGCAGGCCGCGCTATCCGGCCGGCGTCGAGCTGGCGTTTCCCGGAGTGATCGTGCCATGAGGCAGGGCTTTCGCAGGATGCCCGTGGCGCAGCCGGCGCAGCAGAAGCACCGGACGCACACCTTCGCCGCGCCGATCCGGGGCAAGATATCCAACGAGAACCTTGCCGCTTCGGGTCCGCAGGGGGCGAAGGTCCTGCAAAACTGGTTCCCGACCTCCACCGGCCTGCGCATGCGAGCCGGTGCGCTGAAGAAGGCCACCATCGGCAGCGGGCCGGTCGTCAGCATGATGGCCTATGACGGGTCGGCCGGGCGGTTCATGTTCGCGGCCAGCGACAGTGCCATCTATGACGTGACGACGCCGGCCGATCCCGTCACGCCCCCGACGCCTTCGGTTTCCGGGCAGACCAGCGGATACTATTCCTACGTGCAGTTCGCGACGGCGGGTGGCGATTTCCTGTCCGCCGTCAACGGGACGGATGCGCTCCAGCAGTTCGATGGCACGTCGTGGTCATCGGTCGCGAACTTCACCAATATCGACACCGACAAGCTTTCGCAGGTGTGGGCATACCGCAACCGGCAATTCTTCGTGCAGAAGAACAGCCTCGTGGTGTGGTTCCTGCCGGTCGATTCGATATCCGGGACGGCGCTGGATTACTCCCTGGCCGGCGTGTTCCAGAAAGGCGGCTCCATCGCCTTCGGTGCGACGTGGTCCTTCGACGCCGGTGACGGTATCGACGACAAATGCGTGATCGTCTCCACCAAGGGAGAGGTAGCGGTCTACGAGGGCGGCAATCCCGGCGACCCGAACGACTGGAACCTTGTCGGCCGCTATGACATCTCGCCGCCCATGGGCCATCGCTGCACAATGCAGGCCGGCGGCGAACTGATGATCGGCATGGAGGACGGCATCGTCCCGATCAGCGAGGCGATCACCAAGGATCGCGCCGCGCTGTCGATGTCCTCCGTCACCCGTGCGGTTGAGCCGGATTGGCGCCAGGAGGTGGCCAACCGACGCACCCTGCCATGGGAGATCGTGAAATGGCCGCTCAAGAACATGGGCATCGTGTCGCTGCCCGCGACGGCCGGGCAAGACCTTCTCTGCTTCGTCGTGAACCTCGAAACCGGGGCATGGGCGGATTTCACGGGATGGGATACCCGCTGCCTCGTCGTACATGAGGACTGGGCCTATTTCGGCACGTCGGACGGCAAGGTCATGCAATGCGAGGTGGGCGGGACCGATGACGGTCAGCCCTACGTTTGCACCTATGTCGGGCTGTTCGAGCACCTTCGGGCGATGGGCGCCAACAAGATCGTCCACATGGCCAGAACGGTGTTCCTCGCCGGCCGCGCCTTCCTGCCGAAGCTGTCCATGTCGGTCAACTATCAGGTCCGTTTGCCGTCGGCCCCGCCTTCAACGCCGAACTCGGCCAGCCTCGATGAGTGGGATACAGGCCTGTGGGACGTGGCGGTGTGGGACGCCGGCACGGAGAAGCGCGTGCAGACGAAATGGTCGTCGATCGGCGCGTCAGGCTTCGTGGTGGCTCCGCAGGTACAGGTGACGAGCGGCACGACCTTCGCGCCGGACGCCGAACTGGTGGCGATCGACGTGACGTTCGAGACGGGCGCCGTCGTCGTCTGAATGAAGCTGCTTTTCGGTCACGATGATGTCGTGGCGCGGTTTGTCGCCATGGTCACGCCGGGATGTTCGGCCGGCTTCGGCGCGTGCAAGGCCATCGGCGTCCTGGATGATGAGGGCGCGCTTGTCGCCGGCATGGTCTTCCACGACTGGAACCCGGATGCCGGCACGATGCAGATATCCAGCGCGTCGCTGACGCCGAGGTGGCTGACCGGCGAGGTCCGCCACATCATGTTCGCATACCCGTTCGAGCAGGTCGGGTGCCAGATGGTGTTCCTGCTCGTGTCGGCCAAGAACGAGCGCATGTGCCGGATTGCGAAGGCGTTCGGCTTTAAGCCGTACCTGATCGAACGCATGCGCGGCCGGGACGAGGACGGGTTCATCTTCACCCTGACCGACGACGCCTGGCGAAACCTGAAGTTCACCCGGAGGCATACCCTTGGGAAAACCTAAAGCACCCGAGCCCCCCGATCCCCGCGAGACGGCCGCCGCGTCGACCTCGACGAACATCGGCACGGCCATCGCCAATGCGAGCCTCAATCAGGTCAACCAGATAACGCCGGACGGCTCGCTGCGCTATTCGCAGACCGGATCGACGACGTGGACGGACCCCTACACGGGTCAGGTCTACCAGATCCCGCAATACACAGCGACGCAGACGCTTTCCAAGGCGCAGCAGGCGATCAAGGATCAGACCGACGCCGCGCAGTTGAACCTTGGGACGCTGGCGAACAACCAGTCGGCGTTCCTCAACGACTATATGGCCAAGCCCATCAACCTCAACAATGAGGAGGTCGAGGCCCGGCTGTTCTCGCTTGGGCGTCAACGGCTCGACCCGTTGCTCGACCAGCAGCGGGAGTCTCTGGCGACGCGGCTGGCTGGTCAGGGGATCAAGCTCGGATCGACCGCCTATGATCGGGCGATGACGCAATTCGACCAGGGCCGGAACGACGCCTACAATTCGCTTCTGCTTCAGGGGCGCGGCCAGGCTGTTCAGGAAGCGCTCACCGAGCGCAATCAGCCGATCAACGAAATCACGGCGCTGCTGTCCGGCTCTCAGGTCAGCCAGCCGAATTTCGTCAACACGCCGACCAGCACGATCCCGACGACGGATGTCGCAGGCATCATCAACAACAACTATGCGCAGCAGAATGCCGCCTATCAGCAGAACATGGCGAACCGGAACGCTGCGCTCGGTGGGCTGTTCGGCGTCGGCGCAGCCTTCGCTGGAAACCCGTCGCTGATCAAGTCGGACCGACGCGCCAAAACCGACATTGAGCGGGTTGGCGAAACCGACGACGGCCAGCCGATCTACTCCTATCGCTACAAGGCAGGAGGCCCGATGCAGCTCGGCCTGATGGCGCAGGATGTCGAGAAGCGTGACCCCGATGCGGTGACAACGATCGGCGGCGTGAAGCATGTCGACTACAGCAAAGCTCTTTCTCTTGGTCGGGGGCTCTGATGGCAAGCTACATTTTCGATCCATCGCGCGGCGAAACGCCGGACACACTCGCCAAGAAGCGCCGCGTCGCCGAGGCGCTGCTTGCATCGTCAACGGAGCAGATGCCGCGTAACGGATGGGAAGGCCTCGCCGCCGTCGCGCGCGCCATCTCGGGCCGCATGGGGCTCAATGCTGTCGCCAACGAGGAAGCCGCCGGCCGCGCCTCGGCGAACGCGTCTATGGCGTCTCTGTTTGGTCAGGGTGCATTCCCGCCCGCGCCGTCCATGGAGGGCGATTCAGTCGTGCCAGCAGCCGGCGGTGCCGATGCCTATCGCAATGCCATCGCATCGATCGAGAGCGCAGGCAGCGGCGATTATTCAGCCGTCGGCCCGACGCATCCGAAGCTTGGCCGGGCGCTCGGCAAGTATCAGGTGATGGAAGCCAACGTTGGCCCGTGGTCGCAGGAGGCTCTTGGACAGGCTCTTACAGGCGATCAGTTTCTCGCCAATCCGAAAGCGCAGGATGCCGTGTTCGACCATCGGTTCGGCTCATATGTACAAAAGTACGGAAATCCGCAGGACGCGGCGTCGGCGTGGTTCACAGGCCGCCCTCAGTCGCAGGGAGGAAATGCCCGTGACGTGCTCGGCACCACGGGCAATGCCTATGTCGAGAAATTCAACCGTGCTTTGGGCGGAACCGATCGTATTGCGGCTGCGCTTGCTTCACAACCTGCTGCGATACCCGCGCCTCAATCTCCCGGCGTGCAGCGTGTCGCGCAGGCCATGGGTGGCGGACAGCCTGTCGAAAGCGATTGGCCCGGTCATGTGCCGGTGCAGCCGGGCAACGGCAATCCGACGCTCCAGCAGCTTATGCAGGCCGCGCAAAATCCCTGGCTTAGCGAACAGCAGCAGGGCGTGCTGAACCTCATGCTCAAGCAGCAGATGGATGCGGCGGACCCGTTGCGACAGTTGCAGCTTCAGAAGGGCCAGCTTGAACTGGACGCGCTGCGCAACCCTGCCGATTGGTCTCGGCTGGACGACGGCAGGCTCTACAACAAGCGCACAGGTGAGGTTCGTGACGCACCAACCGCGCCGGGTGCATCCCCGACCGATCTTGGTCTTAACCCGCAATATGGCGTGGATGCCAACGGCAATCCGGTCCTGCTTCAGCTTGGCAAAAACGGTCGCGCTGTGCAGACGGCCATGCCTGACGGTGTCAGTCTGTCCAAGGAGCCGATCAAACTCGATGCCGGAACACATTTCGTTCTGCTGGACCCGATTACCCGCCAGCCGGTCGGGACCGTCCAGAAGGACATTGTCGGAGAGGAGGCCGCGAAGGTGGCCGGCAAGGCACAAGGCGAGGCGAGCGTTGATCTTGAACCGTCTCTCCAGAAGGCCAACGACACCCTTTCGCTCATCGAGCAGCTCCGCAATCATCCTGGTCGGACGGCCGCGACTGGCAAGGACTATCTGCGCGGCAGCATCCCAGGGACGCAGGCATTCGACTTTGCGAAGATCAACGATCAGGCGCAGGGACGCGCGTTTCTTGAGGCCTTCACCAGCCTTAAGGGCGGTGGTCAGATCACCGAAGTCGAAGGGAAGAAGGCGACCGACGCCATCGCGCGTCTGGATCGAGCCCAGACCGAGGAGGGCTATCTCGCCGCCTTGGACGATCTCGAAACGATCGTCCTCGCCGGCATGGAACGGTCGCGTAGGAAAGCTGGGAAGTCGACCGGAGTGTCTGGTCCGTCGCAGCCCGCCGCGCAGGACGATGGATGGACCACGTTGCCGAATGGCGTGAAGATCAGGAAGAAATAATGCCGATCTTTGAAATCCAGGCCCCCGACGGATCGACCTATGAGATCGATGCGCCCGACCAGAACGCCGCGCTTGCCGCGATCGGGCAGATCGCCAAGCCGGCCGCGCCCGATCAGCGTGACAGCTTCATGGCCAAGGCCGACGCTGTTGTTCGTGGGCTGGCCGATGTTGCCACAGCAGGATTTGCGGACGAGATCGCGGCCGGCCTTGGAACCGGCTTCGGGTATCTCGGCGATTATGATGCTGAGCTGGCCCGTCAGCGCGGCGTCGACCGTTCGGACGCCGACAACCGTGGCGGGTATCGTATCGCCGGGCAGATTGCGGGCGGTGTCGCGGGTGGCGCCGCCTTGGCCAAGGGCGGACTTTCACTCGCCGCCAATGCCGCGAATGCAGGACAGGGCCTTGGGCGCATTGCGGCCGGCTCGGCAGCGGATGGCCTGATCCTAGGTGGGGTGTCAGGTTTTGGCAGCGGCGAGGGCCTTGAGGATCGGGTTAAGGGTTCCCTTGTCGGCGGCTTGGTAGGCGCAGGCATCGGATCTGCAACCCCTCTCGCCGTTGCAGGCGCAGCTAACGTCCTGAAGCCTGTCGTTTCGCCCGTCATGGCCCGGCTGCGGCCGGAGCGATACGCGAATACGGCGCTTGGCGAGGGATTGCAGCGTGGCGGCACGTCCGTCGACAAGGTAGCGGACGCTCTGCTGGCTGCGCGCGCCGACGGCCAGCCCTTCACCGTCGCCGACGCCATGGGCCATTCTGGACAGCGCATGCTGTCCACCGTCGCCCGTAACCCGAACCCGGCCCGCCAGCGCGTCGCGGAGGCGTTGGAACAGAGGCAGTCAGGTCAGGGACGGCGTGTGGCATCCTTTTTGTCCGAGGCCTTCGACGCGCCTGACACGGCCGCGCAGCGCACGGCGACCATGACACGCCTGCGCGGAGATGCTGCGAACGTGAACTACGGCGCCGCTCGTAATCAGGCAGGCGCCGTCAACGTCTCGCCTGTCGTCTCTGCCATCGACGAGGTTTTGCAGCCCGGTGTCCATTCCATCGCAAGGCCGAACAACCAGATCGCCAACGACAGCATAGAGGGCGCCCTCCTACGGGTGCGCAACATGCTATCCGATGGGCGGTCGAACCTGACGGACTTTAACGCGGTGTTCCGCGCCAAGCTCGACCTGGACGACATGATCCAGCGTGCGGAGGCTCAAGGCGCGGGGAATCGCGCTCACTATCTCGGCCAGGTGCAACGCCGGTTGGACGAGTCGCTGGCGCAAGCATCCGCACCCTATGCCCAAGCGCGAGACGTGTTTGCTGCCGACAGTCGGGCGATCGAGGCCATCGAAACAGGGCGCAGGGCCGCGCAGCGTGGCAGGCCGGAAGACACGATCGATGCGTTCAAGCGCATGAACGCGGACGAGCAATACGGCTTTCGGGGCGGTTACGCAGATCCGCTGATTTCGTCGGCGCAGTCGACAGGACCGGGCGTCAACAAGGCCCGCCCGCTGCTCAACGATGCAATCCAGCAGGAAATCCCGGTCGTCGCCATGCCAGGTCAGGGACAGCGCCTGATCGACCGCCTTGGCCGGGAAAACACCATGTTCGAGACGCGGCACGCCGCGCTCGGCGGGAGCCGGACGGCCGACAATCTGGCGGACAGCGCCGACATGGCACAGTTCGATCCGTCCATCGTTTCCACGCTTCTGTCCGGCAGGATAGGCCCGGCAATCATGCAGGGCGTTGGTCGCGCCATGAACGAGGCAAAGGGGCTTCCGCCCGGCGTGCTTGAGCGGGTTGCCGGCGCGTTGATGGAGAGCGACCCGGCTCTTGCCCGTCAGGCGCTTACGGCCGGCGCAGACAGTGCCTCGGCCAAGGCCGCGCGGCGCGCGGTGCTCAATGCGATCCTGAATGCGCAGGGCGCGTCAGCGGCCGGAAGGCTCTGAAAACGGCCACTTGTTGCCGGTCTTTTCGATGGCCCAAAGGGCAAAGACGATACCAGTGCCAAGCCCGCCGATAGCAGAAATCCAGTCGATCAGGCTGAAGTAAAAAAGGCCACCCCAACACCAGACGAGCCCGACCGCCATCACCCACCATACCCCATTCCCGGGACGCTTCTCGCGCGGATTGTGGTCGATCTGCTTCATCGTGTCAGCAGTCCAATGGCTATAAGCAATATGGCGACCCCACTCATAATTTTTGCTGCGCGCGCATCACGTCGCGCATAAAGGGCGAACATCTTCGCTGCGATAGCCGCTTCCAGCGTTTGGCGCGCCGTTTCGCTCGTTTCGAGTGTGTACGGTCGATAGGATGCCTTCTCGGCCACTTTATCCACGATCTCGATCATTCGAGCTTCTTTCATCCCGTCATAAATAACGAGGTAGACAATGCCCCGCAATGGTGCAGGCGTAGCGTCGTGGCCGCCGAACGGCGACGGCGTCCCGAACACGCCAATCGAATCGGCCAAGTACAATTCCTTCCGTGCCGATCTGCTGAACATGCTCAACACCGCTCAGCCCGTCTCCATGGGCGGGACCGGCGCGACCTCGGCGTCCGCCGCCAGGACGGCGCTCGGTATCTCCCGCGCCAACCTGAACGACGATGCCGTGGTGCAGACGAAGAGCGGGGCGTACACGACGGTTCTCGCCGATCGAGCGAATCTATTGCGGTTCACGGCCGCCGCGACCCTGTCGCTGACCGCTGCGGCGACACTGACGGCCGATTGGTTCGTGGATGTGATCGCGGCGGGTGGCGCCGTCACGGTCGATCCGAATGGATCTGAACAGGTTGATGGAGCGACGACGGTCGCCATCCCGCAAGGCATGGCAGCGCGGGTCTATTGCGATGGAACAGCCTTTTTCACCACGCTCTTGACGGCGGTTTCGGTCGGCCAGGTCAATGCGACCGGCATGAACATGACCAGCGCCGATGATGGCGCGACCGCCGGCCCCAAACTCGACCTTTACCGCAATTCCGCCTCGCCTGCGGACGGCGATGTCCTTGGCCTCATCGAGTTCAACGGAAACGACGAGAGCGGAGACAAGGATGCCTACGCCTACATCGAGGGCGAGATTGTCGACGCCACGGACGGCACGGAAGACGGCAGGTTTCGGTTCTCGACAGTCGTGAACGGCAGTCGCGATACCCGCATGTTTCTCGGGGCGGGGCTTTCTCTCGGCACGCCTACCGGCGGCGACAAGGGCACCGGGACATTGAATGCGACGGGTGTCTTCGTCAACAATGTCGCCGTCCTGACGGCAAATTCCTATGCCGCGCTCAGCTTCGGCGCTGTTGGTACGTATTGCTTCGTCTACACCTCAGGCACCACTGGCCTGGTTGAGGGGGCGACCGTATCGGGGTCGACGCTGAAACCCGCCGGGCTCTGGTCCACAACTGACAATCTGGGGGATGATGGAGCCACGTCGACCGAGATGACGAAGGGCGGAAACGTCTTGTCCGGCACCTGGCGGATGATGGGCCGCGCCAACGCCGCCGTTCCCAACACCGATTCTCGCGTCACTCTGGCCTTGAGGATATCCTGATGGAGTACCGCAATCCTCGCTACAACCGGTTCGGCACGATCGACGTGGAGATCAATCATCCCGCATTCGGCTGGATACCCTTCACGGCCTCACCTGACGATCCAGAAGAGCATGGCCGGCTGATGTTTGAACAGCTCGCGCCGACCGCCGCGCCCTACGAGCCGCCGGCCGAATAATCCGACCACACCATTCCGGGCGCCCTTCGCCCTCCATCTCCTGTGAAAGGAAAGAACAATGGCGTTTGACCAAACGACCGTTGACGCGATTGCGTCTGAAGCCAGGCGGCAGGGGATCAATCCCGCCGCCGCCCTTGCCATCGCCGAGGTGGAATCGGGCGGTGTGGCCTTCGCCACGGTGAATGGCAAGAAAGAGCCGTTGATCCGGTTCGAAGGCCACTACTTCGACAAGCGCCTGACCAAGGCGCAGCAGACCAAGGCGCGTGCGGCGGGGCTGTCCGACCCCAGGGCCGGCGCGGTGAAGAACCCGGTCAAGCAGGCCGACCGCTGGAAGGTGCTGAACCGCGCCATCGAGATCAACGCCGGCGCGGCTTTTGAAAGCTGCTCATGGGGTATCGGACAGGTGATGGGGTCGCACTGGAAGTGGCTCGGCTTCGGCTCGGTCACGGAACTGGTGAACCTGTGCCGTCGCGATGTCGCCGGACAGATGGACGTGATGTTCCGCTTCATCGACAAGTCAGGGCTCGGCAAGGCGCTGGCCGCAAAGGATTGGAAGGCTTTCGCGCGCGGCTACAACGGCCCGGCCTATGCCAAGAACGCCTACGACACCAAGATGGCGGCGGCGTACAAGAGGTGGGCCCTGAAGCTGTCGAAGGGGCCAGAGGAAATCACCTCGCCGCTGCCCATACCGGAGCCGCGTCCCCCGGCTATCTACACGGACAAGCCTACAGTCATGACCGTGCAAACCCGCCTGAAGGAACTCGGCTATACCGAGGTCGGCGGGATCGACGGCAAGATCGGCACGATGACCAAGGCAGCGATCCTGGCGTTCCGTTCGGACAACGGGCTGGAGCTGGTCGACCACATCGACGCCAACCTGATCGAAAGCCTCGCTCGGGCCAAGCCGCGCGTCATCGCCCCGGAGCGAAAGGAAGCACCGCCCGAAGTCGTCCGCGAGAAGGTGCCGGAGGTCAAGGCGAACTGGATGACCAAGATCGGCGCATGGGTCGTCGGCATCCCATCGTTCTTCCTGGCTCTTGGCGACGGCATCCTCTCCAACCTGACGGGAGCGCTGGGCTATATCCAGCCGGTCAAGGATACCTTTGATGGTGTGCCGGGCTGGGTGTGGTTCCTGCTGGTTGCCATCGCCGCTGCTGTTCTGTGGCGGGTAGCACGCCACGGCGAGGCCAAGGGCACTGAAGCATTCCAAACTGGAGCACGACGCTGATGTTGTGGCTTGACCATCTCATCTTCGGCAACGGCTACGGCATGGCCACCCCGTACCATGATGGCCGCCTCTTCTGGCTCGTGGACACCAAAGACAAAGACCGCCACGGGCGCAACGGCACGCTCTACCGGTGGAATGGCTGGTTCGGATGCCAGTTGCGCAGCACTCAATGGCGGCATGTCCGCCCCGGAACTCGCAGGCGTCTGGGCGGCCGGGAATTCGTCGTCTGGAGCAGCGAACGCCGTTGGCTCCGTGTTGAGGTCTGCTGGTCGCTCGTCGGCCTGCCGAAGGAAATCGATGCAGCGAACGCCATGCTGCGCGAAGTCGAGCGTGATCTGGGGAGGCTGTGATGTTCGATCCCCTCGACCTGATCCTCCACTTTGTGCCTTGGTGGATACTCCTGCCGGTCGCCGTGGCAATCCTCGTGCTGGTCTGGCGCGTCTTGGGTTCCAAGGCCACGCTGGCGGCTATGGCGGCGCTTGGCGCGCTCGGAGCCTATCGCTCTGGCCGCAAAGCCCGCGAGAGCGAGGAAGCCACCCGCCGCGCCGTCGACAAGCTGCGCGGCACGGAAGACCGGCTTGAGATGAACAGGCAGTCGACCGAGGCCGACCGCCAGGCGCGTGATCTACCCGACGAAGAAGCAAGGCGGGAGGCGATGAAATGGGCAAGGCGCTGATCCTGCTGGTTGCGCTGGCCGGCTGCACAACCATGCCGCGACCCGCCGACAATCCTCGCCAAATCTGGTGCGACACGAACGCCCCTCGCCGGGATGCGACTGAGACGACGCCGCGCGCGGTGCTGGACGAGATCAACGCACACAACCGTAAGGGAACCATGTGGTGCGGGTGGAAGCCATGAGGGCAGAAGCGATGAAGGGCAAACTCCCGCCGCTCGATATGGCCCTGCACATTCGGATCTATCGCGGCATCGCTGATCACCTCGTCATCCGCGTGTCGGAATGGGTGATGATCTGGCCGACGCTCGGTCTCTGGCTCGCGCTCCAGATCGACAACGACATGTTCTCGAAATCCCCGTCGTTCGATCAGCTCGCGGCATGGGCGACCGAATCGCAATGGTCCGCCATTATGGGAGCCGCTGCTCTCTGCCGGCTCGCGGCGCTGATCATCAACGGGACGTTCAAGGGCTTCGAGTTCTCACCGCATATCCGGCTCGGGGCAAGCCTCGTCGGCCTGGCGCTGTGGTCGCAATTCTGTCTCGGCGTCCTCATCGCCTACCTGACAAAAGACGGTGCGCTTTCGGGCGTCATCGCCTATTCGACCCTTGTGCTGTTCGAGCTGGTCAACCTTGGGCGCTCGGGCTTCGACGTGGTGAAGAACCTCCCGAAAAGGCCATGAGCAGTGCAGCAATTCCTCGCCGGCCTCGACTTCACCCAGGTCGCCAACTCGGTACTGGCGCTGATCGCATCGGGAATTCTCTATCTCGCCGTCCGTCTTGGTCTGAAGGCGCGGCGGGCCGAACAGGAGCCCGTTGCCACCGCGACCATGGAAGGCATCGCCGTCGTCAGCAGCGAGCCGTTGAAGGCGCTGGCGGGCAGCATCGAGGCGCTTGGAGCCGAGATGATCGAGCGGCGTGCGGTTGAGGAGAAGATGCGCAGCCTCATCCACCAGCAGATCGAGGGTGATCGACACTTGGTGGAACAGATGCGGGAGTTGAGGGCCGCGATAGGCCGGCTCGGTGACATCATGATCCAGCGTCAGTGACGGATTAGGCCGGCCACGCAACCCGTCGCTCAAAGTCGGCATGCCACAATAGCTCTGGCGCAACCTTGTGATTCGGCAGCGAAGCCAAGACCACCTGAAGGCCACTGATACGCGCTTGCTTCATGGCCGGGATGCAATCTGTATCCCCTGAAATCAGGATTATCCGGTCCACGGCTCTTGTGGCAGAGAAATTTGCAATATCCAGACCGATCCGCATATCGACACCCTTCTGCTCGAAGTCGGGTTTGAAATCGGCGTCGGTGAGATTGATGTTCGCAATCGGTATCTTGCGAGGCTTATAGCCGCGGAACTTTAGGACGCCTCGCCTGACGGCGAACAGGTTCTTGGAAGCGATCTCCTTAAGCCAGTGATCGGAACCCTTGAACTCAAACTCCGCTCCCGATATCGGCAACTTTGTTTTTCCCACGTAGGGAGCGCAGTCGTAGTAGAGGATCCGAAGAAGGGATTCGTCGGGTTCGACGCAGGCCTTGGCGATTTTTTCGATGTAGTCGGGATTATAGGTCAGCGCCGCCCGCTTCGTAAGAACTCGAGCGTGCCCGCCATCGATCAGTACCGCGACCTTGGTCATAAAAATAGAGAACCCCCGGGTGTTGCCACGCGGGGGTTCTGCATAAATGCCCGCCTACGGGCGTAGCGGATAACGAGCGAACAATGTTCTTATTCGCTTCGCGGTGTCAATACCGCGAAAAGGTAAATGGTTCCCTGTGGAAATCGTCGCCATCCGTAAAATCGATTAGTACGAGTAGACGTACTCACTCCATATCCGGCACATCGCCGTGCTGGAACAGCGTCGTAGGCTCTCCGTACTCGCCGATTGCCGGGTTCGCCTCCCGGCTCCAGGCAATGACGCCGGCATGCTTCGGGGCAAGCCCGCGCGCCGTGCGAATCGCCCGCTCCTCGCTCTGCTGCTCGGCCGGGCCGAACACCGGCTGAAGCTCGCCGTCGTCGTCGCGATCGAACGCGACCACGACGATCAGCTTGGGAGCCTTGGCGGGTTTTTCCTCGGTCATGCTTCTACCCTGGGCTCTTACGCTTCGGTGCTCGCTTCCATTCGCCTTCGTCCTGCCGTCCTCCACCTGGCGCAAGCCCCATATAGTGCTGATAGAATTTCCAAACCAGGGCAACGGGGCGTCCTCCATGGAAGGGGTCAATCGGCGGGAAGCCCGCCTTCGTCGCCAACGTCGGAAGGCGTTCCCTCCTCCATTTCTCGGCCCGCTCACGCCCTACGACAGCCACAGAGATTTCCGCGTCGGTAGCGAACAAGGGGAGCCTATCGAGCGCGCCGGGTAGCTTTGCGTCCATTCGCCAGCTATAGCATAGGCAGCGCTCACCGGTTCACTTGAACCGAAAACCGTGAACAGAACCGGCACAAACACCCATATTTCGCCGGTTTGACTTTCTGAAAACCGCAGAAAGCCGCCACTTTGGCGAGGGTCCTGCGCCCTCCGAAGGCAGAGGTCACAGGTTCGAATCCTGTCGGGTGCGCCATTTCAGTACAGAACTATGAACGCCGAACGCCGCCGATTTCCCTCCCGAAGCGGCGGCGACGAGCGTTCGCAGCAATTCCGACCTTGATCCCATGATCCGCGCTTCAGTCTCATCGACCTCGACGCGCTGCGCCAGCGCGCGCAGATGGTCGCGGCGGTAGCCGCCATTTTCGAGCCGTATCCGCTCGCGCGCTTTCCGGGCGAAGGACTTGAGCATGTCGGCGCTGATGGCTTCGCCGCCCTCGCTACTTAACGCGGCCTCGATGCGGTCGGCGTCGGCCTGGGCCTGATCCCTGACGGCCTTGAGGCTGGCCATGCGCTCTTTCGCCACCGAATCGTCCTTGTCCACCATGCCGGACTCGATGGCGTCGAAAAGGCGGCCGATCCGCTGGTCTGCCTCCGTGATTCGTCGATGTAGTTCGGCAAGGTGCTCGCGCCGGCGCTCGGTGCGTTCTTCGCGGCGGTCGATGACGTTGGAAAGGATAGTTTCCAGCCGCTTGGGTTGAAGCAGGCGGCTTTCGAGGTGATCGGCAACGAGATGGTCGAGCTTGTCCATGGGATCGTGCGGCCCTTGCAGCCAGTCTCGCCCTGCCGGGCCTTGGTCGAGCAGGTGTAGTAGCGATATGTCTGCCCTGCGCTGCCTCGGCCGGTGCGGAGCGTCATTGCACCTCCGCACTTGGCGCAGAAGCAAATGCCGGTCAGCAGCGTCGGGCCGCTGGAGACGCGGGCAGGCGTCACCATGGGATTGCGGGATTTGAGGCGGGCTTGAACCGCGTCGAATATCTCGCGCTCGATCAAGGGCGGCACCGCCATGATGGCGACCTCGCTTTCCGGCTTCTTCTCCCGGTCCTTGTGCGAACGCGTGTTGAACCTGTGCTCACCGATATAGGTGGTGCGGGTCAGGATGGCGTGGATTTGCGCCAGCCCCCAACGGCCGCCGTCGCGGGTGAAGAAACGGCGCTCGTTGAGATAGGTGGCGATGGCCTTGACGCCCATCGCGCCGCGCGTGCCGTCGCCTTCAAGGAACAGGCGATAGATCAGCCGCACGGTGTCGGCGTGCAGTGGGTCGATCTCCAGCTTCTTCTTGGTCTTCGATCCGCGCTGCTCGGCCGCGACGATGCGATAGCCGATAGGCGGTCGCGCGCCGTTCCAGAAGCCTTGACGGGCGTTCTCGTTCATGGCGCGCAGGACGTGCTTGGCGTTCTCCTTCGACTGGTATTCGTCGAAAAGCGCCATGATCTGCCGCATCATCTGGTGCATGGGATCGTCGCCCAT